CGTGCATCACGAGTGCATGAGGCATGGATCGCACGCGATCCGACTTGAGCGATCGGCGGGGCGCGTAGCGAAGCGGAGCGACACGGCGAGCGCGATTTATGTCGGCCTTAGTGGCCGGCGTGGCGAAGCCGCGTCGGGCGCTTAGGCCATAGCCCCGCATGCGTTCAATGCTCGATGCTTTTTTGAGAGTCGCGTGTGCAGCTCGGCGAGCGTGTCGTGAGCTGCCGGCGTATGCGAACCACGGCCGCGCCAACGTGCGCGGCTTTCGTTCATCTGGATCGGGTTTGATCGTCAAGTGTCGAGCGAAGCGAGCACTTGTTTCGCCCCTCACGGGGCGGAGCGCGCAGCGCGGGGGGGTGGTTTTCTATCCGGCCGTGAGCTTTTCCCGTGCGCGGTTTCTTGTACTTCTTTTCAAACCTTTTTTAAAACCTTTTTAGCCGGCCTAAAAGCCTTACGGGGCGGGCGTTTGCGGGCGCCATTGGGTACAAATCCCCGGTTCTATGGTGTACAAACGCCCGGTTAAATGGGGCAAACGCCCGGTTTATGGGACAAATCCCCGGTTCTATCCACATTGGGACACGCGAACACCGTTGCACCAATAGACCTATTGGGGCAAAATGCCGACTTACCGCAACACATGCCCCAATAGCAGGGACAATGCCCCAATGAAAACACCTCGCGCAGCTCTTAACGTAAGCCCCGACACGCAGCTCGCCGAGCGCAATGTGACCATGAGCAACGCTCTCACGCGCGCCTCGCATGGCTTGAACCTGTCCGAGAAGCGCGTGATCGCCGCGTGCATCGCAAAGAATGATTCTGTGTCGATGACCGAGATTCATCGCAAGGGCGCCTGGATCGTGCGCCTGTCGGCGGCCGAGTATGCCGAGACGTTCGAGATCGGCCCCGATGCCGCATACGAGCAACTACAGCAAGCGGCGAAAAGCCTCTACAAGAAAAGCATTCGCGCCATACGCAGCACCGCCAAAGGCCCGGAAGAATACGAGTTTCGCTGGATCGGCGGCGCCAAGTATCACAAGGGCGAAGGATGGGTTGAGCTGCACTGGTGGCATGAGGTTGTCCCGCACCTGTTCGGACTGCGCGAGCAATTCACGTCATACAAGCTCAAGCAAACCGTTGCGCTGCGCTCGGCCTATTCCTGGCGCCTGTTCGAGTGTCTTAAATCCTGGGCGGCGACCGGCCGCTATACGCCGAGCATCGAAGAATTTCATCGCGCAATGGACGCGAAAGATAGTCACCGCGCGAATTTCAAAGAGCTGCGCCGGCGCGTGATCGAGCCGGCCGTCGCCGAGCTGATCCAAAAAAACGGGCTTTTGATCGAATGGGCGCCGAGCACGGCCGGCCGCAAGGTGATCGGCCTGGAATTCAAATTCCGCACGAACCCGCAAACGGCTCTGTTCTGATTTCCTAACCGGGGAAATGTCCCAATAGAAAACGCCAGGCTCGCACCGTTGCGGACCTGGCGTTTTGCTTTCATCGGCGGATAGGGCAGGGCGCCCCGTGGCGGCCTATGCTGCGGCTTTCTTGATGCCGTAAGGGTTGAACCTCACAACCTCGTCGCCGAGCCATTCGTTGAGCTGTGTGAAGCGCCGTTGCAATGGCTCGATCTCATTCGCACCGAATACCTCGGCGGCCGTATCGGCCGCGCCGAACCCGCCGGTATTGCTCGGCACGATCCCCATGAGCTGCGGCGGGATACGATGCGCCGCGAGCAAGTCGTCGCGCGTGACATTCTTGATGTTGAAAAACTCGTCTTTCGCCGTGACCTCGGAAACGGGTATGAGCTGGATGCCCTCTTTCTTTCCGTTCGGCGCGTACATGAAAAGGTTTCGGAAATTGCCTGGCCCTTTGCTTTGCTTCAATGCCTCGCGCAGATTATCGACATCCTCTTGCTTTTGCGCCGCGTCGGTCATGTAGAGAATGAACCCGGCGTGCGATCCGTTCTCGTAATACTTCCGGCGAAAGAGCGTCGCCGATTCATTCAACCAGGCGGAATGCAACGCGCCGAGATATTCGGGCAAGCCGTACACCTCTTGATTAATGTCGGGTTCCATCAAGTGAAAGATCGAGCCGGCATCGAACTCGTGTTCGATCTGCCAACCGTTGATCTGATAGAAGCCCTGCAAGTCTGTCGAGCGCCGCACGTATTTCGCCGGCGCGCGTTTGAGCGGGAGCCGGCCGCCGAGCTTGTTTTTCGCCGCCTCAATCGGCGCATTGCCGAACACCAGGAAGTCGAGCGCCCATTTTCCGAACTCGTCGCGAGAGAGCAACCTGTGCGGGATGAACGTTGAGGCGAGCACGTTGCGTTTGAAGTAGATCGCCGAGCCGTGATGCACGCCGGCGCGAAACGACTTTGCCAAGCCGGCGAACGACACCGGCGGCTCGAACCATTTGCCGGCCGCCCAGGTTTCCACGTAGTCGAGGATTTCCGCGCGTTCGAGCACGGGCATAGGATCGCCGAACGTGAAAGCCTCGGCCCTGGCGGGCGCGGCCGGCGCGGCCGGCGTGGCGTGCGCCGGCTGCTCGCCGTGCGTGCGTTTGTGTCGCTGACTCATCAAGAGAACTCCATAAAGCCGGTATTGTTGAAAGTCGTGCCCTCAAGCGGCTCGTTGCCGAGCGCATGCAGACACGCCCAGGCGAGATCGGCGTGCCCCGTTTCCTCGCTGCGGCTCGCCTCGTATGTGACTTTCTTTCCGCTCGCCGTGACAGTCTTTCGAATCGCCATGAACGAGTGCGCTAAATCAGTCCAACCGCGATCGAATTCGAGCCGGCCCTTGCCGACGACGGACAAGCCTTTGAGCACGAGGCGCCCTTTAACCTCGGGCGAGTAGTTGAGCGCGACAACGTGCGGATAGAACGTTTTGACGATCTGATAGACACCTTGCCCGATACCCGTCGTGTCGATCGCCATGTATTCGACGTTAAAGCTCTGTGTAACGCGGCGAATCGCCTCGGCTTGTGCCTCGAAGTCGATGCCGCGCCATTGCTCTTTGTGCAACACGCGAAACTTGCCGCCAGGCACCGCCGGCGGGGCAAGCACGATCAAGCCGGCCGAGTCGCCGGAAAGCGCTGGATCGTAGCCGACCCATACGGGTTTAAAGCCGAACGGGCGCGCGGCGAACGGCTTGAAATCGTCGTGCCATTCATCCCAGGAATCGACCATGCACCGCTCAACGTCGGCGAACTTGAACACCGACGCCGTATCGTCGATGAACTGGCACATCAAAAGATTCGCGTATTCCTCGGGGCTGTATTCGCGACGCAGCTCGTCGAGATCAAAGAGATCACACCCGCCGGCGACGGCATCCTCGACCGTGACGATCTGGCGCCACTGTCCATCGTCGCCGAGCCGGCCGCCGGCGAGTGCCTTGTGCGTGACGTCGAGATGCAGGTGATCGACCTTCGCACGGCCGCGATTCGCGTGATCGCCGCTCCAAAACGGATAGGCGGCATGCCCCATGCTCGACGGCGTTGAGAAATACGTCTTTCTCCATTTTTTGTGCATCGCCATGCCCGAGGCGACTTTGTTGAGCTGCTGAAAACCGCCGACCCAGAAATACTCGTCGAAATAGAAATTGCCGTGATAGCTCTGTGCCGTGCGCGCGTTCGTGCCGAGGAAATAGAGAATCGCCTCATTCGGCAAGATGATCGGCTCGCCCGTTAGCTCGACGTCGGCCGCTTCGCGCGCGAACTGGCAAATGTATTGCCGGAACACATGCGCCTGTGCCTTGCTCGCGGATAGAAAAATCTGATTCCGACCCGTGCCGATCGCGTCGTCTAGTGCCTCGCGTGCGAAATACCAAGTCGCGCCAATCTGCCGCGACTTGAGAATGTTGCGCGTGCGCTGATGCCCTTGTCGAAACCAGACCTTTTGATAATCGAAAAGTGAGTCGAGAAACGCCTCGCGAATGCGCTCGGCCTGTTGTTCGCTGATCTCGTTTCGAGCTGCCTTGCGCTCTTTGCGCGGCGCCGCGTTGCGTGCCTCGATGTTCGGGTTTAAGTCGCTCTCTTTCCCCGTTTCCCCGTATTTGCGCACGCGCGCCA